CGTTATTTTCAATCAATGAGTAATTGCCAGTAGCAATGACCTTTGCTAAAAACTGTAACTCAACCACGCATATCACCACCTTTGATTTCAATTATAATGCTGTTGCCCATTACTCGACTTGCTAATCTCTCACCAATTACTTCTTCTAACTTCTTTATGTCTGTTACGTTAGATGTAAAGACAATAGATTTGCCAGCTAACATTCTGCTATCTATTAACGTAAATAATTGCAAATAGTCATACTGAGAAATGCCTGTAACTGCAATATCATCAAGAATAAGTAAATCACACGATTTAAGGTTTTCTTTATACTCGTTTGATAACGGATTATTAAAATCTTTCATCTTCAAGAGCAAGTCAGGCACAGATACAAACATACCTTTAACATTAAACATATTGCCTTCTGCAACATAATAAAAATACATCTGCAACATCTTTATAGCCCAAGATGTCTTACCATTGCCGGGTGTCTTACCACATATATACAGATTGTTTCCTTGCTCAACAAACTCGTCTATGTTGTTCTTAATCTCTGCCAACTTCTCAAATGCCCGTCTATCGTGTGGTTGAGGACTTAGTTGAATTGTACTGTACTTTGATTTTGGCAGACCGCTATTATCTAATTGCCACTTCATTTGTGGATAAAACACACATCTTAGACAATCTTCTGTACAAGTGCTTGAAAGCCAACAATCAGTAAACTTTGAGTTCTCCACGTTCTACCGCCTTTCTCATTTCTTCTTTCTCTTCCGCTGAAACTCTATATTTTTCTCCTTCTGAGATTTCTTCTACGTTACATCTTCGCTTACTGTTATATTTACCCTCTAACACACTAACAAACTTATCTTCCCTTAAAATGAAATCTATATCTGCTCTCCAGCCTCTGTCATTTTTGCCCTTGCAAAAATCTGATAATTCAAGATTATTAAAAACTGTCATTATATCTTCCAGAGAATACTTCTTTAAAATGTTAATAATAGCCGCTCTTCTTTTTGGTGTGATACGTTGACATCTTGGCAAAGACACACATCTTAAATTATAGTTGTTAACAAACTCCTGAACCCTATCTGATTCCTTATTTCTTACTTCTAATACTTCTTTATTAGTATTATCTGTAAATAAAGATTGTTGATTGTTAATAGATATATTATCTCTAGTATATTTATAGGGTAAAGTTTCTTTACTACTAATGTTCGAGGGTGCTAAAGTTTCTTTACTACTAATGTTTGCAAAATATTTATCTGTGTCAGCCTGATTTTTACAGGACTCTTTGATAATCAAACCAAGTTCAATCAAATTTTGAAGTGCTTTATCCACGGTAGGCAAAGATATATTAAAACTCTCTGCAATATATTGTCGTCCACTAGCAAATTTGGTTCGTCCATCTCTCGTAAATCCATATATAAGAGCAAACACTAACAAATCGTTGCCTTTTAAATTTAATTCATTGACCATCCAGCCTTGAATTACAACATAATTATCTGATTTCATCATTCACTCCTTATTTTAAAGCAATAAAAAACTTGTCAAAGAAGTTAGGTGAGAACTTCAATGACAAGTTAGTTGTCGGTTATTCAGTTATAGCGGGTTATACGCTCACCTTCATATAACCGACCCCGATTGTAGTATTACAATCGTCTTAGTGAATAAAGTATAACACACTCATTTATGTTTTGCAAATGCGTTTTTGATGTCAATAATCTGGTTATCAACACTCTCATTAACGCTGTCCCACAGTAACTTTTGCTCCTGTGCTAAATTCACTCCTCTAGCATTAGGATTGATAGCTCTTTCCTCTGACATTTCAACTGTATAAAAATTATCATTAATCTTTACACTTGCTCTTGATGTTGCCACGATTTTTGTTGTAGTTGCTTTCTGTTTGTATGTAGCCATAATAATACCCCGTCTAATTTTCGTTCTAAGCGCGCCGAATCAAAATTAATATCTCTTATCATCATTTTCTTTGTGAGACGATTTAGACGCATTTCTGCGCGTTCTGAGCGTACTTCTAATAGTGTAATAGATAATAAGTAAGAAAAACGCTAAAATCTCACAAAAAATAGTGCAGATAATTCCCATAACAAAAGGACTAATTGTAAATGTCATATTATTTACCTCGTTTTGCTTTCTTTATCGTAAGCGTTGGAATATTCTTGATTACTTTGCAAGTGTTTAATGCAACAAGAGCCTTCATTGGTAACTTATCGTGATATATCTCGCTTTCAAGTGCGTCCATATCAATGTATTCTTTCGTCTTAATACATTGAGTATCAGGAGCATATATCTTTAATTGTGCTATCAACTTTTCCTCATCTAAACTTTCTCGCGTTGTTACACTATAACATACTGTGTTACCATCTTCGGTCTTTACTTCGTCTGCTCCAAGCAACTCCATAAGTGCTTTAACTGTTGTGTTGTCGCTCTCAATCTTCTTTTTTAGACCGCTTTCAATGTTCTTATTGTATGCGTAGTCTGACGCCTTTCTTACTAGTTCTGCGTACTTTTCCTGTCGTTCTTGTTCTGTCATTCTTACCTCATTTCTTTACGTAACGCTGTGTCACAGACCCCATAACGCCCTTACAGCCCTTTGGCATCTTTTGCTTGAACTCAATAAGCGCGTTAATGTCTGCTTTGTCCCACATTCTTTGTCTGCTACCTTCCAATGTTGTGTACTCAGGTAAAAGTCTTGCATACTCATTGTTTGGATTTTCTCGCTTGAACTTATACCAGTTGTTCACAGATTGTACAGATACTCCACAGAGAAGTGCCACTTCTTCAATTCTCAAAAGTGTTCTGCTCATTGTATCTCCTTTCTATTTCGTTTAATAAATCATATGAACATTATAATATATGTTCATTAAGATAGCAAGTAGTTAATTAGTGCATTTTTATCTCCCTCTACCGCACCGTCAATTAGTATGTCAGAAATCTCTCCTTTACGCTCAACTAATGTATGCACTCTTTCATCAATAGTGTCGTGACAAAGCAACGTGTATACAGTAATGTTAGCTTTTTGTCCTATTCTATGACATCTATCTATCGCTTGCTCTTTTAGGGCCATATTCCACGGCTCATCTAAAAAGATTTCAACAGAACCAGCGGTTAAGGTTAATCCAGTACCCATAGCAGATGTTGTACCAATAATAAACTTTACAGTATTGTCATTTTGAAATGCCTCTACATTTGCTTGTCTGTCTGCGTCTTTTGTTTCACCTGTTATCATTACACCCTTATACTTTTTAGACAATCGCTCAAATGCTGGATTTGTAATTTGTGTCCAGTTAGAAAATATAACCACTTTTCGATTGTTAGTTACTGCTTCATCTATCAATTCTTCCATTCTGTCAAACTTAGCGTTCTCTGTCACCTTGTTAGAAAGAATAGCTGGATTTCCTGTTGCTTGTCTCAATCTAATAAGTTCAGCAAGAGGATTGTTTGTCATTTTCAGATTAGCAAGATTGCTAACAATATCTGAATGTGCCATATCATACACTTTTGACTGCTCTTTCCCCATTTCAACATACTCGTTAATGAGTGTCTTTTCTGGCAAGTCAAGAACATCATCTTTGAGCCTACGCAACATCATTGTATCGAGCGTATCTTCAATTTCTTCCAAGTTCTTATAGCCAACAACTTGCGTTCCGTTAAATCCGCCCAAGCGACCATAATGAGTTTTGAATTGCCAGAATGTGTGCTTTTCATATCCTAACCAATTAAGTATTGGATACAAATCAATAGGCGCGTTCATCAGAGGTGTGCCTGTCATAGCAATCTGAATTGGTGCGTGTAACTGTAATAACTGTTCTGTTTGACTTGCCTCTGGATTTTTGCAACGGTGAAATTCGTCCGTCGCAATCATATCAATCTCGCCACTTGCACATAGTTCTTTTAATTTATTTGTAATTGGATAAATATATTCATCTTCCTCCACAAATTTTCCCTTTTTCTTTATCATTATCTTTTTGCCAGTCTTCACTTTGTAGCGTAAAGTTTCGATGTTAGTAATAATAAATCTCGGTAACTTGTTTATGTGCATTAAATCGTCTAATCTGTCAGGATTATCACCAATGACAAGTTGATTGTTTCTGTTTACTCTTTGTCCTAATATCCACGCGTCTTCGTCAGAGTGAATCGCAACCTCATTTCGCCAATTCCACTTCAGACCATTTACGCAACAAATAATAAGACAATGTTTCACGTTCCTAATATTTGCAATATCAATTATC